TCGGTAAGCAACACCTGTACCGGTAATACGGATGGCGAACAGCCACATCTTGCCGTAGTTCTGAGGGCTGACCAGCCTGCCGTCGCGTATTGCCTCGGCAACGCCAACCTCGTCCATAGAAAACCGGGCCAGCGCGACTTCGCAGCCGGGGTGTAGCGGCTGCGGTGGCTGGTCAATGGGTGCCCAGGCGTAGGCTACATGCTCGTCCGACTTGGCAAGGTCGGGCGTAAACTCCTCAACACCTTCCATGACGTAGGTCGTAAAGTCGACCTGCTCACCGGGCACCACGACCGGTGCAGTCTCCGTAGCCTGCGCAGCCGCAGCCAGTTCAATACCCAAAGGTGTTGGCGCGGCGTTCGGTGCAGGCGTCGGAACCGCACCGGTCGTGATGCGGGGGCTAATGGAACGTGTCCACTCGGTAAGCTGCTTGCGCACTGGCGTATAGCCAGCCTCTTCCTTGGTCTCGCGCACGGCGGCGTCAATGGCCGACTCGCCTTCTTCCATGCGACCACCAGGGATGCACCACAGGCCGGGTGCGTCACCACCTGGGCCGCGCTTTAGGAACAGCGCACGGCCAGCGGTGTTAATGAGTAGGACACCTGCGGCGTTTATCATCGATAACCACCATCGATCTTTGTCACCTTCAGATCTGACATGTGGTAGCTGCGAGACTTATATGCCTCAATGAAATCTTCTTTGGCAATACGCTCCGCTTGGTTGGCGCTGCTTGCCCGCACGCGCACCGTGTCACTATTGCCATCACTTGCGCGTACCGTCACGGTGTACATTTCCATACCAACATCATGGCGTGCCGCGTCGTTGCGCCAGTCTGTCACTTCAAATTGCGTGGTGCGTCCTGCACTGTTCTTAAGCTCCGCAACATGGTAAGGACCACGCGGCTCCCACACTACCTGCCAGCCGTTGGCCAGCATGTTGTTGTATTGTGCAGTGGTAATCTGCTTAACGGCAGCATCCATACGCGCCACCAACTTCTTGGCCGCTGCGTTGGCCTGCTGAAGACCAAAGGCTATGTTATCCAACACGTTGCTCATTTTGCCTCCGGCTTGGGCTGTGTCGCCTCGACCAATTTGTCTTGCCAGAACAGCAACACCCGCGCGCAGGCGTATGGTTGCTTGTCCAGGCAATCAGCTCCCAGCTTGCTAAGCTGTTCCACTTGCTGCGCGGTTAGCGCAATGGCGTACGTCTTGGGTACCTCCTGCGCCCAGGCGTTACCAATGGCTAGACTGCCAGCCACTATAAGGATAACGCTACGCAGCACCGTAATACTCCACGTTAAGACTAGACGTGCCTCCGTCTGCCTGAATGAACTCAAGGTCAGCGGCAGGCAACTGGAAGACCTGTTGACCATTCTGCGCAATGTACATGCCGACCGTACCAGTTGGCGTATCGTCGCGCAGGAAACGCACACCACCACCCTCTGCTTGCACCACGGCCAACAGCGACCCGGCAATAGGTGTAAGCTGCGCCGCAGACGACAGGTCGCTGATGTTTTGAAAGCCTAGATAGGTCAGGTTGGCATAACCGGGCGCTATCCATACCGGGATAGCGCTAGCTGGGTTTGACTGACTATTGGGAAAACCAGCCATCATTTACTCCTCGCAGCAGCAAGTGCTTCCTTGCCCTTGGCCGTCAACATATCGGCCGGCAGGTCGCGCAGGTTGTACAGATACCGGTAGTAGCACCGGCAATTATGGGTTATAATGCCGTTACTAGCATACCAACCCCCAACTGTCTCAAGGTTGTAAACATGCCCCGTATAAAGCTCCCGACCGACCCCAACGACGCGCGCCGCCTTTGCGAACGGTATAAAGCTGGTGAAGGAACTAGACTGTTGGCCAATGCTTACGGCGTCACACCCCAGGCTATTAACTTGTTCCTGCAACGACATGGTGTTGCCATACGCAGCATCAGCGAATCTAATCGCCATCGCATGCAACGCGAAGGAGTAAAAGGCCGTCAACGTCTGACCAAGGCTGCGCACGACGCTATCAGAGGAAGCAAGGCTAGACCAACCACTCTTGCCAAACGTGCCGCCAAAATGGCCAGCAATCGCGGCTTCGGCGAAGACCTCATCATCAACGCGCTTATAACCAAAGGGTACAACCCCCAAGGTCAACGGCCTTGCGGTCCGTATAACATCGACGTTGCCTTTAACGCCGTCGCCGTGGAAATGCTTAGTTCCCATGCCCAACACTTTAGGCATCCACGTTTTAGACAACGCACCAAATGCGTCATCAAAGCGGGTTACACCATTGTATGGGTCAGCTTTATTACCAAGGATGAACTCCTGGGCAACCTCAATGACGTAGTCTCCTTCCTTGATCGACTTGGCAGCGACCCAACCTTGCACGGTAAGCACTGGGTGCTTAGGTGTAAGTCGGAGCGATTTACCCGTAGCCGTAACAAGCGTGGTCAACTGACCGCTGTACCAACGCCTGTACGCTACTTCCAGACCATCAGCGAACGTAAGGTGCGCGTCGGCAGGTAGGCAATACGGCTCCTCACCCGGCTCCGTAATGGCATCCATGTATTGGCGACCGGCCAGCTTGACCAAGCCACGTTGCACGGCCCAACTATCCTTTACCAAGTAGATGGCGCCATCGCGCTCCTTGTGGTCTTCCCGATAATCGTAATTGGCTTGCCGCCAGTTGGAGCGCCAGATGCCGGCAATGGCACCACCGCCCTCCGCAACCACCCGGTTGACCGCAGACTCTAGCTTATGTCCCTGGTCAATGAACACTCGACGCTCTCGAAACGACAGGCCCGACAGGTGCTTGCGTATGCGCTCACCCTCCTTGCGCATCTTTGGATCGGCACTGCCGCCCTTGGGTATGCTGGTAGCCCAGCCCGCGAAGCGTCGAAGCGTGGCGGCCTTTTCTTCTGCCTTGTTAAGCTTGATCAACTCCGTTGACGCGACAATGCGGCGATCCAGTTCCGCCCGTAGCTCCGGCCGCAGCTTGTCAAGCGTCCACCGCGCGATCCCAGGGTTACGCCGCAACACCTGCTCATCGTCGACCAGCCGTTTAAACGTTTTGACTAGCACCTCGCGCATCATGCGATCCATTGCCGCCTTTGGCAGCATGGACCGCTCCATGGCCTCCAACAACCGCGACTGCCACAGCGCCAAGCGCTCCGGACTGTCGTAACCATGCTCGGTAAAGTCACGCATGGCTGCAGCAAGCGTGTCTCGGAAGGGGTCTCCGGCCATTAGCTGACTTTGGGCTTCCGCACTTCAAGCGCTGCATTGGTCAGCCCGTCATAACCATCGCCATAATATCCAGACGCGGTAACGTACACCGATTGATCGGCGCTGTTGTCGGCAATGATCTTATCAATACCCTCTGTGATATAGACCTTGACCGCTTCCGGTAGATCGGCAGCAAGCACGTCCGACTTGGCTTGCTGCGCCGGCACGTTTTCAAGACGGAAGATAAACATTGTCGCTCCTTGTTAGCGCCTGTGCGCAGTTGCCATGTGGTCGAAGAACGCGTCTAGAAAATCCTTAGCCTTGGCCCGTGCAGCTTCCGTACGGTCCCAATTGCCGATAATACAAGCAGATTGGAATTCAGCCATGGCATCAATCATACCAGCTTGCGCGTTGCCCGCATTAGTCAACGCCGCTTGTATATCCTGCAAAGTCTTCATTGACATTGCACTTGAATAATCATGCGGCACACCTTGCGCATTTATAATGCCGCCCATGCAAGCTTCAAGACTACCATGGTATGAGTCACTTGCGATCTTTGCGGCTCTGGATACGACGTAGACGCTCTTCAATGTCAGGTAAGCGCGCCACAGCAGCTTTAAGATCAGCGATAGCCCCGTCTGCACTGTCGGCCATGCTAAAGCTCCCAGGTGCATCGTTTTCATTAAATTGTTCCTGTGGTTTGTAATTGGCCAACGCCTCATAATCCAGATATAGAGGGTTGCCAAACAACAACTTCATTTCGTTCATGTTATCGGCCACAAACTGCACGACCACCGCCACCTGATCTGGCGGCAACCGGGGCATAAGAACCTCCAACACCTTAATAAGCGCGCTTAGCTTTACATCGGCCACCTTGACCTGCTCCGACTCCGGCTCGGTCAGCAACGACGGCCACTCGGCAGCAAAGCTGTTGGCCCATTTATAGAAAGCCGCCTCGTAATCCATGTTGCCATACTGCTCGGGATAGTCAGCACGGATAATCTCGTAAAAGTCAGGGTTCCATGCGCGGTGCATGATTATCTTGTCAAAGAAGTCATACAGCGGTGCTAACTCCTCGCGGATGCCGTCAATATACCTCGCTTGCTCCTTTGCATCTTCCGTTCCTTCGCCAAATCCTTCGGCAAACGACTCCTCAGTCAGCATTTTGGCAGGCATGGGTGCACCTGACGCAATGTCTTCTATTATAAACTTGCGAGTCTGACCAAACGGCTCAGCAAGGTTCTTAAGATCAATCGATTCAATAAATTCTTCTTTACCAATGCCCAAAATGTTGCCGACCTTAGCCTCCTTAACGAGGTTCCGCTTAATGCCAAACGCCTTCTGCATCATCTGCGTGACGACGCTGCCAGCCTGCTCCATCTTGGCGACCAACACACCCGCCTTAACTGACACCATGTCGTTGGTGATCATGGTCTGGATGAATGATTTAAGCGGATAAAGACTGCGCTGGTAAACGCTGCGACCGGTAAAACCGAAGGCTGACGGCGTATAGCTAATGTAGATTGGGAACTCATTCATAATGACACGCGCACGACTACGATGGAAGGTGCTGCCGTCGACCCTGATCTCCTGCGCATGTTGGAAGTCCATGGCAAGCGGGTCCTGATTAAGCACAAGGCTACCTGACGTGTTTAACGGGTCATATGCATTGAAGCTTATTTTCTGTTTCCAAAGCGTGCTGTAGTCCAACGGTTGCTCGTTGCGCACGCCGTCAGTCAGCACGGCAATTGACGAGATCCCATAAATGCGCGACAGCACCGCCGTACGGAAGATTTGTTTATCGATACCGTCTTTCTTCCACTGCTCATTGAACTGCTTGACAATACGCTCCTCAGGACTGTCAGGTACCGCTATCTTGCGCTTCTGACTTTGGGCAATACGAATAGGCTTTTCAGCGATCTTGGCACCAAGGGGATGAAACTCGTAAATGGTCTTGCACAATTGGTACGACGGACTACTGCCCGGCTGGATATCATCTGCGAGCAATATCTGCTGCAGGCCCGTGCCAACCATGCTGTTGTTAAGGTCGACCGTCGACATTAGCGGCCACCAAAAACCGGATCATGCAATGTCGCTGTTATTGACACGCCTTCAACTGGTTCACCTGCAATGCGTTGCTGAAGCTTAGCTACTTCCTCTTGTAGGATGCGCAATGCACCGACAACCCCAAGGTCATCAACGGCATCACGTACCGCCTGCCTAAGTTCATGCATATCGCCCCTCCTATACGTGACCTCGTTGCACTTACAACCTGCCGTCGTTTGGCAACAAGGCATCATACAAACCGTCATTACGCGCTCCCTACTGCCGGTCGCATATACAGATTACGCGCCATTGCATCCAATGCCGTATCGGTCAAGTCAACATTGCAACTGAGCAGACCAACATCTACTTCTTTTTGCAACGTGTCCTCAGCAGTTTTAAGGTCCTGCCAATTAGTGTAGAACATGAAACCGTTGTCATACAATGTCGACCGGTACTTCATTAGAACCAATCCTTTCAGGAAAAAGGTTGGGGAAGGCAGCAGTCGGTTGCGCATTTCCGACTTTGGAGCAACGTCCTTACATCCGGTAGGCAAATGGCCGTTTGATGAACCGGTCCTTCCCCAAGCTCCTGTATTAATACCGTCTGCGTCGCGCATGCCTGGGCTTTCCCGGACAAACCGGAGCCATGGCCTAAGCCATTGTTGCGGGCACCGCCTGTAGCCGGGCGTCCCCGGCCGCAGATCTTATTCCTTAATGCCAACCTTTACCCGGCACGTAATGCTTGCCGCGTAAAGTTTCCAATTCCTTTTTACGCTTTTCGAACTCTGCACCAACCAGCCTACGACCGGTCGTTGGCCTTTTGGCATCTTCTTCCTTAAGCCGGGCAATAGTCTCAGCCCGCTTGGCCGCTGCACGTTGACGTACAATGCTAGGCTTACCGCGCTGCGTCCTGTACGGCTTAGGCTTAAAGCTGAAGTCTATAGTCATCGCCAATCCCAAAACCTGCCAGACTCGGCCATACCACGGTGCGCTACAAAACGCTCATCACGTACGGCTTCCTTATTTCGGCGCACCGCCAACGTGACACTATGCTCATGAACTCCAATTATAGTTGCCGGATGCGGTCCTGGGCCAGGACCACCGTTGCATGGAAGGCACATGTTGTAATAAGCGACTTTGTCGCCTAGCTCCGGTTTACGGTCGGTGCGGTACGCTTCCTTAAGGATTGCACCGTGGCTCATTTGACAAGACCCTCCGTTCTCATCCAACGCAACCCGCGCATCAACCGCTGCATGTGCTTGACCACGCGTTTAGTTGGCTTGGTCAACCGCATGACGCGTAGCTCGATAAGCAACGACTGACGCCGTTCGGCATAGCTACGGGGCAACGGTTTGCGTATTGCTGCACCGTGGCTCATGCTGCCCTCCTTATACTCCTTTTAACGCGAGCCTCCTGGGCACGTCGTTCCTTGCGATTGCGTACCTGACCATAAGCCTTGATGTCATCGTGCAACTTTGCAAGCCGGTCATTGTTAGAAGACTTTTTGGCTTTAGCCATTATGTCTTACCCTTGCCCTGACTAGCATCACCCAAACCCAGGTGAACGCCATAGCAAAAGTTGTCAAACAGCTCGTCCTCATCGTCTGGTGTACCGTGACCTACGCGGAAGCTAGTGACCTGCGTCACAAAGTGGTTACGCGACTTGCCCTTGTACAGCGTCACCTTGTTGAAGGCTTTTTCCGTCAGCTTGACCAAGCCTTGGTTGACGTAGCCCGACACCGATACCGCGCGGCCTTCCTTGCCCAATGCGGTAAATTCAGATGGTATTGGAAACGCTGGCAGGCCGCTAGCTCTTGCATCCTGCAGAAGCACAATACCGCTATCCTTATCCTCTATGTGGCAGCCAATAAAGCCACCGCGCGCCCCGCACTCAATGGCGTATTTCTCGCCTAGCTTCAATGCGCCAGGAAGCCAGACCTTAAGGGTGTTAGCCTGTATCTGCGTTACATCCCAATCAAGAATCTCAAGCTTCACCTTAGGGTAAAGCGTTAGCGCCCAATAGCTGCAGCCAGTACCATCGCGATGCTTGCCAACCTTGCTGGCCGTATCAGCCACCATGTAAACCGCATCACACACTTTAGGTTGCGACACCGGCTTAAAGCCTACGCTTGGCCCCATGTCGACAAGAAGCGACGACTGGCTAAAGAAGGTCGACCCGTCACGACTGCGAGCCTGCTGCTGGTATTGTGTATCCCACGCATAGCTTCCTGACGCGACCTTTTGCGCTTCCACTTTTTCACGACCCATAAACTTTGGATGTAGAAGTTCCCCATCCTCAGTACGCGGGTCGGTAAACCAAGGGGTCTTGACCGTCAGGCTGCGCACATACTCCATAGGCAGCACCAGCTTGACATACGGCAGTCCAAGTTCCTCAATTACACCAGACAGGTCATCCGGGTTAAGACGCTGCATGACCACAATGATAGCATCGCGCTCCTGGTCGTTAAGTCGGCTTTGCGCCGACTCACGGAACAACCTTGTCGTGGTTTCCCTTTGCTGCGGAGACTCTGCACCCTCCGTGCTATGCGGGTCATCTATGATCAACCTGTTGCCGCGACCCGCCGTCAGTCGCTTAAAAGGCACCGCCTTGCGACCACCTTTGTAAGTGTTTTCGAATTCATCCTCACCTGTTTTTGTCAGCGTTACATCCGGCCATAGCGATTGGTACCACTCCGACAACACTAAGTCGCGATGCTTACGACTATCGCGCCGGGCATAACCAGCCTCATAACTGGTCGTAAAGTAACGCAACCAAGGTGACTTTTTAGGCCCCCACTCCCAAGCAGGAAAGCCAACGCCAATGGTAGTTGATTTCATCATGCCGGGCGGCATGTTGCACAAGAAGCGAGTAATATCGCCTCTATGCACCCCTTCCAGATGATCACAAATGGCGTCAACATGCCAATTGCTTATGTACCTGACGCCGGGCTCATAGATATGCCAACTGTTTTTTATGAAGCCATTTAGCGGCAGGCACTCCGACCGCACCGCGTCGGCGTCGTCAGCAATGCGCTTAAGGTGCTGTTGACGCTCCTGTCGCTTGGAAATTTCCTTTTCTAGTACCGCCAAACCTTGCTGTAAAAGCAAACGTTGCTCGGTCGTCAGTGCTACCGACATGGCCCAGGGGTGCGCAGCTAGTGTTCAGTCGGGGGCGTCTGCGGTCCCATGCCCTGGTCAAGCGCCATGCGCATACGCTGTGATGCTTCCAGCAATTGCTCCAAGGACATTTGGTTAAAGTCAAGCGGCGTCAGGTCCGGATTGCTGTGTGGCTGAATGGGTCGGCCGTGACCACGGTTGAGGAGTAGTTCAGCAGCGGCAAGGCGTACGGATGCATTGTTATCCCGGTTCCTCATGATGGCTGCTGCCGTGGCAATGGCAGGACGCGTAAAGCGCTGCGCCAGTTTGCGCACGTCAAGCTCGCTGCTGGTGCGCGGCTGTCGGTGCATGGTCGCCCCCTTGGGGTTCCCTGACTGACCCTTAACCCACCCGCCTTTTCCTGTAGGATTTGCCATCTTGTCAACAAGCTCAAGTTATTGATACTACATCGGTTTCATTAAACGTAATAGGATTACTACGTCCAAACACCGACAACAGAACTGTCACCCTATTGCGCTCAACCATGGTCACTGGACCATTAAATGATGCAAATGGACCTTCTAAAACCCGTACCGTCTGCCCAATGACAAACAGCTTGCGGTCGCAAACTTGTTCTTTGACATAGGATGTGCCTAGTTCGCAATTACTCAAGATCAACTCTACAACTGCATCAGGCACAGTAGCCGGCAACTCAGGTCCTAGGTACATGAGGGATCGCACACCTGGCGACCAATTTATCCGTTGCCAACCTTCAACTTCCAAATCAAAATGAACAAACAAATATCCAGGTATATATTGCCGAACGCTTTCGCGCCGTCTTCCGCGCGACCAATTTTTCGCTATGCGTATCTTTGGATTAAATACTTGGTAGTCAAGGCGGCTTATAAAATCTTCCGCTAATTGGTACCTACCAGGTTTGGTTTCCACTACGTGCCAAGTGTCAGCCATTACGCACCCACACATAGCTACCGCACTGGTTGTGGACACTGTTTCCACTAAACCTTTGTCGGAAGCTTACCGCCCCGCCAATGAGGGCAAAAGCTATACGGGTAATGCAAGCTTTTGCAAGAGTAATTAAATTACTTTTGCTATGCGGTATTGCACCCCCCTGCACCCGCCCCCTTTTTGGCGAGGGGGTGCAGGTGTTTTGCAAATTATATCAACAACTTAACAAGCATAAAAGGATGCTGCACCCCCTGTACCGTGACCCCCCACGCGGTCAAGACTCTCTCTAGCGCTATAGCACCCTATTTTCGTTTCAATTTTATCTCTTTTATATGAAACGAGGGGGTACAGAGGGTACAAGTAACCTTAACCCTTTGGGCCAGCTTGCATATTCCGAGTACCCCCCTTCCGCACCCCCTCACCGTCTGCACCCCCCTTTTTAGGGGGTACACATCCATTTGCCTTAATCCAAACATAATTATGGCTCGTTTGCCTTAATTTGGACGGTACCCCCCCCCTGCTTAAAACCCCTGTTTCATCCAAAAGGTATGTCGTCAGTGCGGCCGGTGTCGACCGGCAACGGGGCCTGACCCTCACCATAAGTGACCTCTAAAACCCCGTTCAGATCCCGTGACATTGTTATGACCTCTTCTTGTTGCACGTCACTGCCCTTGACGTAACACCATGCCAACTTCCCCCCAAATCGCAGCTTCTTCCTAGCCCAGCCGAGCCCCTGCATAATGTCAGACAGTCGCAGGTTGTGGCCTTGGGTGCGCCGGTCGACGGGTATATTG